TAAAGCGACCCAAGTGCAAAATCTGCACCGCTGCCAATTGAATTGATGCCATTGGATGTTTCGATCACTTGAAGGTCCTCGTCAAATTCAAATAAACGGCTTTTGTAACCGATCAGAAAAGACCCGAATTTTGAACCTTCATGATCGGACAGTTTATCTTTGATCAGGTTCTTTATATTTTCGGCAAATTCGGTGCATAGGTATTTCTCGATGTCCTTATTTGTTAATTTTGGAATTACCAAATCATATTTTAAAAGCTGCAGCATTCTAAAAGACCCTTCGCAACCGATTACGAAAGGACCCTTTTTAAACACTTTGGTTCCCTTCAAAATAGTGACCACCTGAGAATTGCTCATGGCTGAGTCTCCACCGAGGAAGACCTTTTCCTTTTCGATTACTCCTACAGTACAGGTCATATAACTATCTCTTTAGCCTTTCCCCCATCGTTCCATATATTGTGAACCTGGCAGACTCCATTAATTACTTCAATATAGGCATAACCCTTTCGTGACTTCCCACCAAACGGCATATATGAAGGCTTAAGGGTTGAAGCTGCCCCTAAGACGTGTACAGTGGCGCAATTGTCGCCCATTATATTAGTGGTCGAAAATGAACTGGCATAATGCATATGGCCGATAATACAGTTAGAATTTAGCTTAGTAACTAATCTTTTGGCCACGGTATCAAGTGCGCCCCCTTTGGCGTGTTGGTGACCATGAAAGATAAAGTAGTCTGCAAGGCGTATTAATTGAATTTCAGGAATGAATTTTATATTGTAGTCTATCAGGTGCAAACGCTCTTGAAGATTGTAATATCCGTCCGCTGCGATGTTCTTCGCATGATTCCAAAGCCAACGTCTATACCATGCATCATGGTTGCCCTCTGCGAATAAGATCAAAGCATTAGGGAATGCCTCTCTGAGCGATTCCAAAAAATATTCTGTTTGGTCAAACCAATGACCCACCCTTGACCGGTAGTTCGGATCGACCGGAAATTTTCCGAATGTTGGGTTATCTAATAAGTCACCGTTTAATATAATCGTATCAACTCCTTCTTTAGCGAATCGGTTTAGTGCCATATCAATAGTTTCGTTGCACTGTTTCGGAAAATGTATGTCCGAAATTAAACCGCATTTTGTATTCCCGGTTGGTATTTGATAAGGGTCTAATTCGTGTAATTCAGGCTCAGGGTAATTATCTAATAATTGAACGTGCATTTTCTTACCTGATCTTAATCGGGCCTCCCTATGTCTGTTTCCGTTTGCGGAGCGTCTTGATTTTACAAGTCCTCTTGCTTGTTCAATGTTGTAGAAATATTCCGGGTATTTTTCGCAAAGAATCCGCGCGATTGATCTACTCGGTAAGGTAGGCGTTAATTCAAGTTGTTCATTAAGTAGGTTTTCGTACTGTTCTTCGATTGCTTTATTTCTACGCCCTGCCATAACTATAAATTTAGTTTTAGCTCAAAATGTTGCGCATCTTTTCTGTTAAAATCCCCACCCCAAATCATTCCGGCTTCTTTCCCTGCTTTGACCAATTCTGGATTTTGAGTTGATGGTTTGCCTAATTGATTCCAGGCTGCGTTTATGTCAATTGCAGAACCCCAGGAATGGCATGATAAATACTTCATGGCATCATTCAGATTCCCAACTTTATATAATGCATCGAAATGCTTCTCATAGCCTCGGATAGGTCTAAGGTTGTAGCATCCGTCCCAGGTCTTGATATGGTCCGTGAGTTGCCTCTCAATGAGTAGCTTAAAAAACTTCTCTAAAACAGGCGCAAATGAAGCATGGCAATAAATCTTCTTTGGAATTATCCCCACCTCTAATTTTGTTGGGACATCCCAAACGTACAGGTACTTTTTCTTAAACTCATCCGTGAACGGATCACCGAATAAATGATATAATTTCTGGCTTGTATTCATTCTTTTAGATTAAAAAATGGAGGATTTTAACCCTCCACTCGTCGGGTAATTCCGTGACTGGTGAGCCTCGGTAAAATATTTAAAAGCCGGGGAACCACCCCCGGCAAAACAAAACCAACCCATGAAAAAAGAATATCAATTGGCGTGAGGTGCTGTATCTGTTTTGCGCCTCAGGCTAATGTTAATCGCTGCAATCAATAAAACATAAATACTTTTAATTGCGTCAGCGTCACAATTCATTAATCCACACAATGCGTCAGCTAATCCGGTAATATCGAACTGCTCCAATGCTACAACGGCAACCGCTAAAATGTTAAATAACTCTGTTCTGTAACCCTTCAATGATGAAGGCAATAAAAAGGCCGGAACCTTGCCAATGAAATTCAAAACGTTCCCAAGAATTACAATTACTTTTTTTAAGGTGTTCATATGTTAAGGTGTTTGTTATATTTTAGGCATAGGCATATCCTGTTTCGCCTCCGGTGCTTACTCCATCGTCTAATTTATTAATCAGTAATCCTGCTATTGGTTGATAATATGTTTGCACTTCACTAAATGCACCGCTTTGGTTTGTTCTTGCAGAATACTTGCAATTTGTTCCTAATGGTAGCATTTTTTTATACTTGCTTCCAAATCCTGAGCCTATATCAAAATATCCCAAAATAAGACTGTTTGCCGTTGTTGGCCTCATTGCAATTGCATACCATAATCCAGGACTTAATGTGTATTCAGTAAAAGAAACTAAATACATTGAAGTTGTTGCCGCCGTTGAGCCTGTATAATTAGGGTCAACTGTTACCGTTTTTTGTGCTGCAGGCGTTCCCTCTGCATCTGAATAAAGTATTATTTCAAAATTATCAGTTGAAGCAATCGAACCAACATACATCCATGCACCACGTACCGAGCATTTAAAGGGAACTTGAAAAACGGCTGCATATTCGTCTGGGGTTGATCCTGAATTGTACGTCTGACTTGTTATGGCTTGCATCCCAGGTGCAAACCAAATTCCCTCTATCCATCCTAAAGTGCCATCATCAAAAATTATCATTGCGCCATAAGCTCCTGATGTTTGTCTTGCTGGTCCTGCCCCTGTATCTGTAACTCTGTATGGAAATTGACTTGTATTTGCGTTTGTAAAAACATTTGGCAAATAACTTGTAATAACAACGCTATCAGTCCCACCTCTTGCTGTCATTTCAATTGTTATAGCTACTGTGTCTAAATGATTTATGGTTTTTGTTCCATTTGTCATTGCCTTTTCGTACCATGTATTAGAAGCAATTCCACCGCCGCCACCTGCAAAATCTGCGTAAACATCAAAAGCATCATCATTTAAACCTCCTGCTGTTAAATCTTGAATCCCAACTCTTAAATTAGTAGCTCCGTTTGCAAACGTAACCGTTCCTGTCCTGAATGTTATTTTTCCCCCCGCGCTTGAAATTGTTTTGCTCGATGCCGCCCCCTCAATATATATCTTGCCGACAAATGCAACTGATTCCCCGGCTGCGTCCATTGTCGAACTGACCCCACCACTCGCACCCCCAAATATTGAGCAAAAATCTAATTGCAATCCCATCCCATTTGCTATGCTTTGCAATGCCATTACATTACTATTTTTATTCCTGTGAGTGAATTTTTTATGTCTGACCTTTTTTTAATTCTCAAATTCTGAACTTTTGCAAAAAGGAAATCATAAACCGGATCATTTTCAATCGTTTAAGCTCCTTTGAAATCTGAAAAATGATATTGGTATTCTTCTTTGTTTCCGTCTTGATCTGTTAAATGGATGTGGATATGTTCACACCATGTCGCACTTGGTAAATGTATTTCTGTGACCGTATATTCCATTAAATCATTAATAATGTTAACTTAAGATTGGTACTTGCGTCATTTGCTTCAACTTCAATTTTGTATTTTTTCCCTGCTGCCGATGCTGTGGTCCACCCCGTTAATGTTGTTGAATTATTGAATTTCGCAGCGGTCAATGATGGTTTAGCACTTGCCACAATAGTATTTCCATTTGCAGGATCAGACGAATCATGCGCCCAAATGTCAATTGTGACCGTTGCTGTTTCTTTGCTTGTTAAATACCACCCAATAATCGTTCCGGCATAAGGCAACTGAAGCAATGTTGTGGTCTTTTCGCCAGTCGCAATAACAGAACCGCCACCATCCACTATAAATGTTGGCGTTTTAATTTGCGTCAATTCAGTTTCAACCCCTCCCGATGTCTTTACATAAAACTTACCATCCGTCTTAGCGTAAATACGTTGAAATCCGCTTCCCGGTGATCCTGGGGAAGCGGATAATTCAACTATATCTAAGGGATTGAGAAGTTTGTCAGCCATTAGAACCCTACTACACAGATTTGGGCGTTAGACAATGCCACTGCCGAAGTGATAGTTAATGAATTAGTGTCCACTGAATCAATATCAACACTGATAGCTGAGTGTGTGGAATCCCATACCATCGCCACACAGGCGTTTCTATTCTGCAACCCAAGCGAATGGGTAATAGTCAAAGGAGTATTCGCTACCAATGTCAAAGACCCTGCATAATAAGTCTTAGCATAGGCCTTGTTAGTTGCGTATGTCGCTAATTTTAACGGTGTAACCGCCCTTACATCATCCGTGCCAGTGTTTGTTTCCGATTGAGTAGCTATCTCTATAACCCCTGCAACTGTTTCACTTGCTGCAAGTACATTTCCCTGAATAAACTTCCAGTTGGTGCCATCCCATACAACAGAGTCCCCAATTTGAACCACATCGGAAGATTCCCATGTGTTTGTTCCTGCGGTGGAGAAAACATAGTAATCTCCGGTAGCAGGTGAGCCGGGTTCTGATGCGTTATACGCAACGACTCCTTTGAATGTCATTGCACCAGCAACAGCTCCCGGACTCTGAAACGCGGAACCATCCCAAATATACAATTTACTTAAATCAGTATCCCATACTGATAAACCCTTATGTGTGGAACTCAATGTTCCTGCAAGGGTAGTTCTCTCTGCCGTAGTCCTGTTATGAACCCTAAAGTTCAACAACTGCGAGACTTTGACGAGGTCTATGTCGTGATAAAATTCTTTAGCTGCCATTATTTTATTATTAAGGTGTGATCCAATAGATTAACATTCGATACGATTCGCATTGAGGTACCAAGACGCTCAACAACAACCGAAACTTCTTCGCCACTCTCCTTATATAATACAGCCATATATGGCGCTGTAATCTTGTGTTCACTGATTGGTACGGTAACATCAAAATAATTACCTAATACCTTTGTAAAAATTTCACACCCCGAAGGTTCACAAAAAATATAGTCTTGTAAATTTAGGGTTGCATCACAAGGGACTCCTTCGCTGTTCTCTTCACAGTCCTCTGCAAAGATACTAATATCAATATAAAATTTGTTGTAAATTTTTCCCTCATGCTCTACTGATAGCCAACTTTCATCAGGATTTTTTATCATGAAAAAAGTCCGTCCATCTTCTGAAAATAATCCGTTTGGAATTACTATGTCGTCTCCACTTTCCAAAGGAATTGGGACGCTTAGATTTTGTCCTTTCTTTTGGAATTTTATTAAATGATCCCCAGTCTGCAACGCATTCAATGAGGTGTCAAGGACATCACAATGTCCAAAACAACCTACAAAAAACGGTGACTTACAAACTGAACTCATGGTAATAATCTAAGAATATAATAACTTAAACCAGTTGAAAATATTAAAGTCTTTCCTCCTTCAATCAAGTAATTTTTAAGAATCCAATCGCATTCTGAAACATAAAAAGTATGCAAAAAAACCGCCACCAAAACAATCCGGTAAGTGATACATGAAAGACACAACATCCCCATCATTAAAAAACTCTTCTTAGCGTGTCTCCAATATACATCATTTATTCCGTTGGCCCAAGTCTCATAATCCACATCGTTATTTTTTAAGGCGTTGTAAAAAACCATGTCACCCTTTGTGGCCCAAAATGTCCAAAACCTCAAAAAGCTAAATATCTTCCCAGGTTTCATCCAGTCATCCATTGCCACACCAAGACCCACGCACACAATGGACAAAGCAAGGATAGTAATATAATTCATCCAATCAAATATCATAGTTTACGCATATTTCAATTTCACAATCACAAATCTGTATCTCATCCACAAAATCAAAAGTGATAGCCATTAATTTCAAATCGCAATCCCTTAAATCTTGCTTGGTAAGTTCTTTATAAATTTTCTCCGTGTCATGCGATATTTTTTTGGGTACTCCGCTTAAAACGCAAATGTTGTACAAAATCAATTTTTCCAAATTGTCAATCTCCAAATTGGAATCGTATTGAAAATAAATTACAGTGGTTTTCTTTTTACGAATTGCAAAACAGTCACAGGCCAATTCCTCCACATCTATATTTGAGTCCGTTACATCCTTGATGTAGTAGGCATAAATTGATTTATGGGTATCAATTGGACCCCACTCAGTCAACAACTTGAAGAATGGTGCTTTGATGTCGATAATGTTCTTTAAGTCCTGAAGCATTCCTGTATTTTATTGATAATGTTCTGCCTTAAATCTTCTCGCACCAATTCAATTTCTTCAATAGTCGGATAAAAGATATCCCTATCGACCTGATATTCTGAAGTCTCCTGGTGTCTTGCAATCTCAGCTATTTCCTTGTTGTTAAATCCAAGACCTAACTGATCCCCCTTTAATCCGGTGACAATTGAATTAAACATATCACCGTTATAGTATAGATTTTTTAGTATGTTCGTAAAATTTTTATTTACATTTCTTCGCTCCAAATAACTCAAAGATTTATACTCTCCCAATGGTGTTCCGTCCGTTGCAATTCCTCCGTCTTTATTGAACACTCTGTCCAAAATAGATTTCTTTAGCACCTGTAAAGATGCCAGTTCAATAGTGCCATCGGACTTCAAACAGTCCTCAGCGTTACTTAATTTATTTACAAAGACTTTAAGTTCCAACTATTTTAATTATATAGCCTCCGTCCACTTCTATGGGTTGCTGCGCTTGGCGCAATTCCTCAAGTATTTGTTCTCTTGTTTTTCCTTTCGATTGTGTGACCAGTCCGGCCCCTCCAATTCTTGGTCCTCCTGTACAACAAGCCATTAGGGTAAATTTGAAACGATTTTAAAATTTGACTCGCACCCAAAACAGACTGAACTGTTTGATTTTAAAAAGTTACGAATCATTTTACTTATTTTCTTTATCTCTAAAAAGTATTCACCAGGAATCATTTTGCCGGTCACTGTATCAATTCCACCGGACCACAATTTCAGCAAATATTTTGCTTGGTCTTGTCCGTTGTAAACTACCGGTACGGCATTGTCAGAAACTAAAAGTCTGGTCATTAATTTAATGCCAAGTTGGAATCTAACCGCATTTTTTAAATACTCCGCAAATCGACAAATTAACGGCACATCATCACAGATACAAGAAATTTGATATCCTAATACATTGTCATCTACATCTTCAAAACTGCCATTTACAGGGCTTACTATCGCACAGGTATTGTAACACTTGCAGGAAGATAAACTGTCTTTGATAAGTTCCTCAGCCCCAAAATCAGCGGTTATATAAACCAAATTATTTCGACAGGTATAATCTGCTTGAATTTTGTTGTACCCTTTTAAAAGGGCCTGGGTGACCGTTGTGGTGTCTTCTCCATCAGTGATGGTATAAGTTATATTTCCCCCTGCCGTTTTAGAATAAAACTCTAAATAATGAATTAATGTGGAGGAATAAGGGTCAGTATTATTTGAAACAATTTTAATTCCGGTTGTTCCAGGTGCTAAATATTCAGCATCTTCATGATAAACTATTTTTTTATCCTTGCTTGAATGTATCAATCCGGTGTTTATTGAATCGGAGATCTCCATTAATATATCTCTGATTACTGTCTCAACACTTTCCTTTTCGTCTGCTCTGATTAATTCTAATCCAGACAAATAATTTTCGTCTGCAATCGCTGACGCTCTTTTTAAAGTTATGCCCGGAATTCCATTGAGATATAGACCGCTCGAGCCTTCATCATTACAGTCGCCTATAATTTTAAAATAAGGAAACTCAATACAGGTGTATTTCTCAATCATAGTTCTGCAAAATTAATAAAAATTACTCATATTCCGAGATCTTCGTCATCAAGTTGATGCTCAACAATTTTTCTTTTTGCCTTTGCCTCTTTCCAAGATTCATACATTCGCATCATGGCAAAAAATCCGGTATCAATTGCTAATATCGCACCGTCCCATGCCGTAACTACTTCAATCTCTTTTGAATTTATCGCTAAGTTTACGATCAATAAAAATCCCGAACTTAACCATCCTATCATTGCCTCCATTCCAAAGAGGCTATCAGTAATTTGTTTTAAACTCATGACCTTAATCTTTGTTATTTGCTTCAACATTTCCGGTTCCGCTTGCATAAATATTATCTCCACCACTTGCGCCACTTGTGTTATTTCCTACAATTACATTGTTATTTCCGGGTACATAAATGCAAAAGTCCATTCTCGAATTGGACCTTGTATCATGAACTACATTGCCCACGATCGTACACCAATCCCCTGAATTAGAAATACCTCGATATGCATTATCTGTGAGAACTGAGCAGTTAAATATTCGATTATTATTAATCACACAATAATTTGCATCATTTGAGATTCCATTGATGTATGCGTGCTGAACTATATTCCCTTCTAAGATTGTCCCATCGGCTGAGTTGTGAATGCCAACACCTCCACCATAACCAGCATCAAGAGATATTATGGAATCTAACACATTATTAGCAACCAGAATATCCCGATTGGTTGCTTCAATAAGCATTCCTACTGATGAATTATTAATATATCCGGTTCCCTTAATTGTGTTCCCGATTATTTTAATTCCGACATTTAGAATTGTATCCGTTCCTTTCCACGTTGTAACTACTAATCCATGGCCTGATATCATGTGAATTGTATTGCCAATTACTGATGTCAATGAATCACCCCATATTGATATTCCACCGCCAATATGATGTACGTGATTGCCTTCAATTAGATTACCGTAAGATTTCGGCTCTCTGGTGTCGTCATTGTAGAATTCAATGCCGTTTCCTCTTGATGGGTGATATGTTTTTGTAACATTGGAATAAAATTCACAATTCCGAACTACATATCCGTTTGAATTTCCAACTTCAATTCCGTGACAAGCTCCACCGTTTTGGATGTCACAATTTTCTATTAATCCTTTTGAACAATCTTTTAGGTTGATTCCCCAACAAGTGCCACGATCAATTTTTACCCTTGAAATTGTAAGATTCGTGACTCCATATTCTGAAAATATTCCTGCCGTTGCATAGGATGAATCAGACTTGATTTGAAAATCTCTTAACACAATATTGCTTCCTGCGTGTTGTAATGAAATTACGTGAGTTCCTGATGTGGTCAAAGTGGTTTTAATTATACATTGAAAACCCTGACCCATCAATGTCACATTTGAACATACATGGAGACTTGATTGATAAATTCCTCTTGATGCCGAAGATTTTAATCTATATTCCCCCTTTGCCAACCAAACAATACCCCCACCTTTATTACAAGCTGCGTCAATAGCAGCCTGAATAGCTGAGCGGTCGTCTAAAGTGTCGTTAACAATTGCCCCATAGGTCTCAGGGTAGAAAAATGCGGTATCTCTACCAAAGGAGTTGATCACTCCTGCATGAAGTAATTTACTTGAATCCGCTGTTCCACCTGTTGTATAAATACCTGTTGATGTTTTAGAACCAAATTTTAAAGTATCAGTAATTTCTGAATACTTCATCTTTGTTCGCTGTCCATAAAGTGAACAAGTAATAAATATAAATACAAATAATAATTTTAATTTCATTTTAATAGATTTGATGCCAATAATATCCCGAACCATTGTACCTCAATGCGTATAACGAAGTCCCTCCATACTCGTTCATGACTTGAAATTGCAATCCGTTTTGGTCCATGATGTTGGACCCCGATATCGACTGCCACCCTTTTGTATAGGTGGCCGTAAAGTTTCCCGTTTGCGATCCCTCATTCCAAATTGTATTTCTTTGGGCCAGAGTTCCCCCAGGTGGGATAAATCCTGATTCAGTTGATACAACCTCCAAGGCTGCTTTAGGTGCTTGTTTTGCGCTTGTAATATTGGTCTGAGTTGTTCCTATGTCTCGAAGCTGAAACCATCCCCTGGCTGATGCTGTGAGTGCGGAACTCCTAACCGTGTCCTCTTTTCCATTGTCGATTGCAAAAAGTATATTATCTGCCACCCATCCGGAAGAACTTTGAGAATTGTGGTCTGTTCCGAAATAACCCCATCTTGATTGACCGTATGCGTGAGACTCAGTATAGTAAGATCCGTTCATTCCGTAATTACCGGAAGTCACATTAAATTTGGAAAATCCTATGGCATGAGTTCCTGATGCCTGACCGCCATTTCCAAAATTCTTTGCATCTGATCCACTGGCAACGCCAGACTCTCCCATATTCACTGAGGAATAACCCGAAGCAAGTCCTACCCTTGCCGTATTAAATGCATAATAATTCGTAGCGTCACCATCATAACCTGAGTTCCAGGCTGCAAAATTAGCTGCAGAGCCAAAGGCCCCTGAGTTCCATGCGTAAGAATCAGTCTTTGCCTCTCCACTTCGGCCCATGTTTATTGAGTGGGCAGAACTTGCAATACCATCCTCTTGGAAATTTCTTGAGTGGTTGCCACTTGCTAATCCGTTTTTGGCAAAATTTGTGGCACCGTTTCCGAGAGCGTTTAAATTGGATGTTGTATTGACTCCAAATGAGTAGGCCCCTAAATTACCATACCTAAAATAAATACTTGGCTTGTCTGCTGACCCTGCCGTTCCTGCTGTACTTGTTGAATTTGCACCTACCCATAAATCATTTACTGCAGATAAATATAAAACTGGCTTATCCGGGCCATCCCCATTATTAAAAAATGTTAGATCATTCCCACCTTGCCAAATATAGGTATCATGGATTAATGCGCTTCCGTTGTCAGTGCTTGAACTTTGCGACCCCCAATAAAGAGTGTCGTTTGAAATCCTTGTGCCGTTACGGGCAAAAGTTGTGTCTACATATTTGCTTAAATCAACGGTTTTAAATGCTTGTCCATCTGCCTCAAGACTTAATCTCAAAGTGTTTCCGGATAATTGGAAAGTATCAATTGTTTGGTCGTCTGCACCGGTCGGAACATAAACCGCTTTGTATCTTTGACCGTCATTGGATAAACTGATTCTTAAGGTATCACTTGAATGTGTCAAAGTATCAATAGTTTGAATCTCATTTGTTGTCGATCCGTCCACCTCTGTACCGGTTATAATAATCTTGTCTGATGCCGGGACATAATCGGTGCTGATAATTCCTGCACCTTCAAATTTTACCGTTTGATTAGAAATTACCTCGGTGTCTGAGTCGTCACCGTCAATGGTCCACGCCTCATTTGTGGTGGATAAATCTCCGGTATTATTTACCGTAATCTGATTACTGGCATCTCTTGAAATACTTATTCCGGTGCCATCCACTATGTTAACCCCTGCCCCATCACTGATATTTAAAGTGTTTGTTGAACCTGCTTTTGCTGCAAAGGATAAATTTTGATCATCCGTGTCGGCTACATTCGGAAGGTAGATTGTTTTGTATTTCTGCCCATCACCGGTAATACTTAACCTCAAGGTATCGGAAGAATAATTAAAAGTGTCCACCGCCTGAGCGTCCGTATTGTCAAGATAAGCAGCCAAAGAGACTGTTTTGAATGCCTGTCCATCACTGGATAAACTGGCCCTCAATGTGTTTGAATTAATTTCAAAAGTGTCTATTGTCTGAATTTCATTGGATGTGCTAAGGTCCCCGGTGTTGGTAACGGTGATGGTATTTGTGCCACTGACCGAAATACCTGTTCCGGCACTAACTGCCTGCACCGGGGCAATGGATGTTACAGCCACGGTACTTACTGCCCGGCCGTCTCCATTAAGACTTAATTCAACATTGCCGGAGTTAACCCGAAATGTATCGATATATTGATCATCTGTATCTGTTACATTTGGGAGATAGATGGCCTTGTATCTTTCCTGATCTCCGGTTAAAGAAATCCGGATGGTATCTGATGAAAAGGAAAAAGTATCAACCTTTTGGCGGTATTCGGAAAGCGGAATTGTTTTGTAGGCTTGTCCGTCATTGGTAAGTGAAACCCTGGCTGTGTCTGTTACAACCGAAACGGTGTCCAGGGTTGTTTTGCCCTTAAAAGTTATGTAATTACTGGCATCCCTTGTGATTTCTATATTCGTGCCTTCGTCAAAATTTACAGCTGCCCCATCGGTTATATTTAGCGGAATTGTTACGCCTGTCTTGGTGCCGAAACTTAAATTCTGGTCGTCTGTATCTGCAACGCTCGGAAGATATATTGTCTTATACTTTTGACCGTCACCTGATACGGATATCCTCAAAGTGTCCGAACTAAAACTAAATGTATCTATGACCTGGGAATCTGTGTTGTCCAAGTACGGAGATAAATCAACTGTTTTAAATGCTTGGCCATCCGAAGACAAAGACGCTCTTAATGTATTGGATGAAATCGAAAAGGTATCAATGGTTTGCAACTCATTGGTAATACTTCCGTCTGCTTCGGTCGTTAAGTATCTACCATCCAAAGAAATGGCATTACCTCCAAAGATTGTCAAATTGCCTGTCCCACTATTCCAGTATATTGTCTGAGTATCAGTATTGTCCTTGTATGGAAGTAAATTAATGTACTTATACTTTTGTCCATCACTTTGTAAACTCAATCTTATCGTATCGGTTACAACTGAGAAGGTATCTATATTTTGGTCGTCTGAGCTGCCCGGAATTACGATGTATTTATACATCTGGCCATCCCCGGACATGGATAATTTTAACGTATCACTTGAGTAGGTAAAAGTATCAATAACCTGAGAATCTGTACCGCCACCACCACCGGAAACAGTCACCGTGTCCCATAACATCGAGGTAAAATCCCAATACCAAAACACATCAGTGGTCGTATCTACATAATGGTAGGCATTCTTATTATTGATTGGCGTATAAGCCGGTGCGCCACTACCGTAATAAATCAATCCCTTACCGGTGGTCTGATTTCCCAAAACGGCTTTATTTGGACTGTTTTGATACTGCCCAAAGGCCCAAAAAGGAATTAAAAAAAATATGACTTTTAATAACTTCATAAATAAAATGCTCTTACTGTACAATTTGCGCCCTCTACATAGCTGTCCGAATCTATTTCAATCTCAGATTCATTGGGTGCGGTATCTGCTGTAATAGTATATTGACTTGGTAATAATTCTTGCCCGTTCATGCAAACGATGATATAAGCATCTTGATTTGCAGAAGGCAAGACTCCTGAATTAACAGTCCAGGTCAAAACATTTGACGCTGTGTTTGAAAACATTTGGAAACGGATCTTCGCCTCTCCTCCTGTTGACAATGTTAATCCAGTAGTGTATTTTCTTGTTGGCATTGGCTACTTTAAAAAGGAAAGGGACCAGGGCATCCCCCGGCCCCCTAACCTAAGAGAGTGAACAGAGAAGTTATTCTTAAGACTCGCTGTCGTCATAAGTACAATCTAATGCACCACAACCGAGTTCAAATAATAGTTTTTGATTCCACTCAGCACCACAAGTAGTGTACAAAGCATCAGGATAGTAGAATAGATCGAATCTCTTTCTCAAAATCCACTTGTAAACTGAATTACAGTCATCCCATTTTACAAAGAAGTCAAAATCTTCGCCTCCAATTGAAAGTACAATTCTTCGTGAATCTGCACCTTGATGTGCGTATTGGTAGAAATCATAATGCTCAATGTATTGGATTGCACCTGGTGCCCATGCTAAGGCGTAATCTTTTGCACTGGTAGATTTTGCGTCATTCAATACCGGATTAACAGATGGGTCGAAATACCACTCAATGCCAAGGGTGTAATTTACATTATTGGCGTTTACTGATTGCGCCCCAAATCCTGCTACATTGGTAGCAATCATATAATCCTGTAATTTGTAACCTCCAACCAAAATAGGCTGACCGATTATGTTCTGTCGGTCAAATTCTCTCGTGATGGTAGTAAATCCAAAAGGCTGTGCAGAAAGACCGCCGGTATTATTTAAAATCTTTGCTGTCCTTCGTGTGGTTCTTGAGTCTGTACCGTTTGCGTAATTTCCGCAAAGTGTTTCTGCTTTCACTAACATCCTCTTGTTTCTTTCCTTAAGAATGTTTAAGGCAGCTCCGGCTAATTCTCCTGCTAAAATTTCGTTACCTGATTCTCTACAAATAGAGTCCATAAGGTCAGGACTGAATTGACCTTTTCTTTCCGCTCCGTCTTCGATTTTTACGTCGATTTGTTTTCTTCTTTCTGCCGGTTCACTTCCAGACGCACACAAAGCAGACTGAATATCTGTAGCTTCGATGCAATTTGGAACGTTTACCCATGCTTTAACCGTAGCATTTGAGCCTGAATATGGGTCTTGCTTTCCCCAATGCCCCATGATTGTATTGAACAATTCACCATGCCCTGCGGTGTTGCTTGAAGACCTCAGAGCGTTCATAAATGTTTGTCTTGCGACTTCGTTTTTTACTTGATTTGCAGGTCCATTAACTGCGTCCAATTGCAAAAACAATGTGGAACAACATTTGGATAATGAACCATCTATTGATGCAGATGCCATTTTATTATTATTTAGGGTGAAAAAAGATTACCTGAATTTAGCGTCAGATCGCCAGTGTGTTTTTTTGAGTGCAGAGCTGCACCAGGTGTTGAGTGCAAATATACAACATTAATTATTTATATAATATTTTGTGCAAAAAAAAATGCCCGAATTTCTCCGGACATTCCTAAACTTATCAAAATGAAAAAGGGTGTTTATACTTCTGCTAATGCCGGGTTCTTTTCTAACATTCTCTTGTGTGACTCTTGACGCTGTTTCATTTCGTCTGCACCTCCTGCCGCCTGTTGCTGTTGCTGTACTTCCGGTGCGCCACCGTTAACCACTAATTTTGCCAATCTTAAATCACGGTATTCCGCAAGTGTTTTAATCGGTGTGATTCCGTCTTCCTTCATTACGAATGAGCCGTCTGCTTTTTTGATTGATCCGTTTTCATCGACCGTCACCTGATCTCTTGACAATGCAGCTCTGAAATAATCATTTGCTACATCATGATCAATGTATTTCTTTTCTCCCAAAGCCTTACCAATTATCAAATCGGTTTTTCTTTCCTTCTCTTTCATCTCAAAACGCTGCTCTGCTTCTTTCAGTTTGTTCTCGTAGTCTGATTTGGTTGAGCCGTGTTTCTCAACTAAGTCGTTGTACTTTTTTTTTTTTTTATCCACCTTTGATTTGTATTCTTCCGGTGCATTTTTTTTGATGGTGTCAATTTCTGAGGTAACAAATTCTTTTGCTTTGCCCAAAAATTCTTCCATTTCCATTTCCTCTGCTTCTGATGCAGACATCCCTAAACCAAGTTCTTTGTTCCACTTCTTTTTGATTTGCTTTTGAGCTACTATTTGGCCCTCTTTTCTCGCTTCGTCAATTCTCTTTTTAACGCCTTCCCCACTGGTGGCAATTGCTGCCCGGTCGTCTAAGTATGTTTGGGCCAATTCATTCAACTGCTCGTCTGTGGTATCTTCTGTGATTGAGCCTGAAAATCCAATTGCTGATAAAAACTTTTTAATCTTCTCCATTTATTGTGTTTTAATAATGTTTCTCTTTTTCTTTTCCGGGGCTGCCATCTCTTTTACTTCCGGGGCTGCCATCTTAGTTACTTCAGACTTTGGCTCAATTGTAAAGTCAATTCCTTGAAGCAAATATCTTCTCTTTCCATTTTCGGAAAGACAGCGGTTTAAAATTTCAAATGGAGAAAGCCTTTCCCTCATTTGAGTCATTCCGTCAATAAGTAAATAAGTGTTCGACTGTGATTTTAACTGAGATTTTATTTTGTTAAAATCTTTGATGGTCATTCTCTGAATAAAATCTTTCGGGTTCTCAATTCCGAGACTTTTTAACAACTCGTCCATAATGCAAATATATTAATTTTTAAAATATGTTTCATACATTTTTTGTGACCTTTCTTTCAAACGGTCCTTCGCAACTCTGTTTGCTTCGTCTAAAACTTTCTGTCTTTTGTCCTGAATTTTATCAAGTTTACTTTTTGTTTTTGGATTGTTCACAAAAGGAATCGCTCTGTGAATACAATTATGACCGCCCCTGATTTGAGCAAAATTATTAACGGTTAATTTTAAATCACCTAATCCCGATCCGTTGTTTTTTGCCCATTGAATTTCATCTTCTAATTTATCGAATGGTATCACTCCTTTTAGTGTCTTTATCCATCGGGTGCATTGAGGTCTTGAAGTAGTCTTTAATGGCCCTACATAAGAGTAGGCATTCACTCCGATTTCCTCCCCGATCTTTTGTTCTACTGATCCCTGGAATTGAAACAAAGAATCATGTGCTATCTGTCGGGCGTATCTTGTAAGTAAACCGCCTTTTTTTGCGTCTGCCAAAACATAAGTCCTCAAAAGGTCCTCCGCTTCATCAACGGTATTCCCAAAGGTTGCAGACCTTAATAAAATCTTCCTTATTCCTCCGGTTATATTAATCTTAATACTGTCAGGACTGGCAAGGCTTGAAGAAATATCCTCAATAAATCCTTTCTTTATTGGTGAAATTTGTTTCTTCAAAAAATCATAAGAATCTACATCGTTTAAAAGTGACGCAAACTGTAAAGATAAATCTTCAATGTTGTCAAAATTCTGAGTAAGTGAAATTATGTTTTTTGAATAGTCACCTTTTGATAGTAATTCGACAACCTTTTTTTGGAGCTTATTAATCTCTAAAAGTGTTTCATAGTCGTACACTAACCGCCCTCTCTTGGTTGACATTTTCCGGACCACTTTCTTTAAAATGTTAAAGATCTCAAAATCCGATTCAAGGTTCTTAAGGTCAAAATCAGTTAAAAAAAGTTCAGTACTTTCCGATTGTTTACGGACTATATCAATTAAGTTCATCCAATATTATTGCATCTGGATATTTTGCTAAAAGTACAGGGTTGATCAAATCAAATAACATCTTGTCGGTCATTGCGGAAATATCTTTGCCCTCAGTAACTTCCAAGGCAACATCAAGGACCGCAAATGATCGTTTTACTTCTGAGTCAGAATAGAGCTGCAATGAGTTTAATTTTATTACATCATCGTTTGAATAAGTTGCCAATGGATATTTCCGAGCTATAAACGTCATGAGCCTTTTCATCATTGGGTCATTCGCATAAATCAGATTGTAATAATCAATCACGTTGGTAATTCTTTCAACCCCAATGGCTGTTTTTATTTTTTCCTTTATGATCTCAGGGTTTTTGATCTCAATACTTAAAGGAATATTATAAGTTGGGTATTCTTCATTTTTGGCACCGTTATAAAAATACTTTGTAACGATATATAAATGATCCTGCATTGTATTTGCAAGACCTATGAGGCACACTCTAATTTGAGTCTTAAGATGCTCCAATCTGTGGAGCATTGCTTCGCCTGACTCATTAAGATCAATCAGGGCATCAATTCCCAAAGATTTTTTCATCAACTCAAAATGATACGCCCATGTTTTAGAAACAAACTCCAAAACGGCAGTATCAGGATTTAAATAAGTAGGGTTATTTTGAGCCTTATCATCTACAATAGTTCTTGTATTGTTCCAATATTCCATTGGTCCAGGACTTCTAAGGTGTCCTGTTCCGCTGCACTTTTCACACTCTACCCAACCATCATCTGTTTTAACCTGTCCTTTGATACATCCAGGAGCAGAACAAACCACGTCACCAATGACAAGTATTGGGTGCGCTGCCTTAACTCTAACAGCCTGATCATCCGAGTATGCGCATAATGCTTCATCAGCATGAGAATATGCTGATTGTAGATATGACTCTTTGTATTTTTCACCTTTTGGATTGCTTGAAATTACTCCCGGCATCATGGTGAAAGGCATCATTTTCAGACCATGGACATAAATTACATCAAGTCGGTATTTAAGTTGATTGCCTTCTCTAAATGGTTCTAATGAATACCAATTATCTAAATCGGCAGCATAGTAGAATGAATCTTCGCCTCTTTTCCCTGCTTCAAAAGCAATGTAATTACTTTTATAAACTACTTTATGAAATGGAATTAAATAACTATCTACCCTTCCTATTTTTTTGGTTTCGTCCAAAATAGGAACGGCAAGAAGTAATCCATTCGGATCAACAAAAGAATAAGGCAAAACTACTTCGGTTGCCCATTGGTCCAAAGTGAGTTTCATTCCATCATTCAAAAATGGTCTTGATTTTAACCACTCTGAAACATACTCAGGGACGTTTCTTAATTCAAATCCACCACCGACCCAAACGTTTGTACATTCTACTGAGAATTTGCGAATAGGCTCAATGGTTACCTGTCGAATGTTTTCGTTTCGGTAATCTTTGATATGGTCAGGCTCCCCAGGTCTTTTCTTGGAAAGTAAATCAATCTTACTCAATCTATAATTGTGATTTATAGACTGCAGATAAACCTGGTGCTTAACCGGTATCTTTGATTTTTCAGTATCAAATTTATTTAGATACCTATCCTGGTCAAAGGTATTAACCCTGACAAGATCATTAAAATCTCTTAGTACATCTTCCGCTTTAATCATAAAATATACCGGGACATATCGCTATGCCCCGGCTAAATTTTGAGTTTTAATTATGATGCGCTTTCGCTGTCTGCCAATGCGTCAACAAAACCAGGAACTGTAACGTGCTGCAACACACAATTATAATTCAATTGGAATTGAGCTTTCCATCTTGCTTTTCCTTTTGCGTCCCCTCTGTCAACTGAAAAGTTCTGAGTCAATGACGCTTCAAGTCCTAATGCATGATCAGGCTCAGTGCCGATGTAACCGCCTTTGATGAAGTCTGCCCACTCATTTCCAAGTGTGAAATATCCATCAGATTTGATTAAGATCAAAGTCACTCGTTGATTTTGGAATAACTCGCATACCTCAGTCCAATAATCTTCGTCACTGTGGTCTGTTTTGAACAACCATGTTTCGTAATTTACCAACCTTTCAGTTCTAACTACAACACGGTCAAAACATCCTGAGTAATCTTCTTCAACAACATCCGAAGGAGTCTCTAAAACAATCTTACCCTTTGGTAAAAGTTTTATCTTTCCGGCTGCCACTGCTGCTTCAATTTCTGCGGTGTCTGTTACGTCAGTTGGGACCCAATCGCATCGAGCGATAGCAAGTCCGGTGTAACAAGCTGATTGCGTCTCATTAGCGTCACAATCGTTTAAGTATCTCTGTGGGATCACAACTGAAGATCCGGCACAAGTTAAAGATGCACATTTCATGCTTTACAAAGTTTTTAGAGTTAAAAAAACTCTGCTACACTCTCTTAGATTAGTCCTTTTTTTTAACTTCAACTGGTCGGTTCCCAAGTTTTTTAACGCTCATCGGTTCAACAATTTTCCAACCGTCTTTTGCGTATTTCTCTTTGTTCCTTTCGTATACTTCCGGCTTGACTGGAATCACAGTGCCACCTCTATTTTTTATTAGAATCATTTGAGTGTTTTAGCACTCTGTTGCACACTCTATGCTGTAAGTAATTTCCAATCTGTAAAGACCTTTGTAATCACTTACGGGGTTCATTGCAAAGTTACTAATTTTTACGATTTCATTGTTAATTTTTATTTGTCTACCTTGAAATATTATTTTGCTTAAATAGTTTACCATAAATTGCGGAATCAACTTAGTAGGAATGATTTTATAATTCATTCGTGTGGTGCTACTCAATAGTTTTCCGTTTCTTCCTGATGTTCTTTCCACTTCAGGAAACTGTTCAACTATCTTCGCTTCAATTCCTAATTTGTTGCTAAATTTAAACCCATCTACACACGTAGGCTTTACATAATAATTCCCAACGCAATCTTTCTTTGAATAAACTCCTTCAAAATAAATAATATCATGGCATTCATCAGGTACATAGAATTGCTGAGTACATACGCTTTCTGTCGTTTCGTTTAACTCATTTTTGGCAACGAAATCCAATTCAAAACATTCCGGAAAACCTTCTATTCCGGTATCAATTTCAATAACCTGATAAGAATTTTCTCCATTGTGGCAAACAAAATATCTTGAAGCAAACTGAGCCATATCAGTTATTTCCGTACCGTCAATTTTCCGTAAAGTCGCAATAACAAAATCCTCCCATCCTGCCGTTGGTTCTTTTGGATCAGCATTATACTGATCCCGGAACATAAGTTGGAACATGATCTTGTCCCCAATTTGAAAAGGAACTCGGTAAGGATATTTTACGCATTGCTTTGAACAGGCATAAGTATTGTTGCAGTCTGCCAGTATATTATCTGTTGGGGTCAGTGTGCATCTATTTTGAACAGGCAAACAAATTTCTCTTGCCTTGCCATCAATGTCAACACAGGCAACTGTTCCGGGTGAATATAAAATATATCTTTCCATTAGGCTTGTTCACAAATTGTACAATCAGCATGAGCATAAACTACTTTGTCACCGCATCCGGTAGCTCCCACATTATAGGTGAGCGTCCACCTAAAGAATACTTTTTGACTTGCTAATGGTGCGGTATAAGTTGACCATGTTGCACCATCAAAAGAATATTGCTTCACGCTTGATGTTGTGGTTCCTTCACCTGACCATGTCGGAGTTGCTACCCCCAATGATGAACAGGCAATCGATATCTGAGGAAAATTAGTGCATGGCAAAGTTTCCGTTTCTTCTGTTACTGCATCGCACAAATCAAATTCCAAAGTATCTTCCTGGCAAGGGACATAAGAAAAACTTACATCATTCCTGATTAATCCGTCTCCATTATCAAATGCCGTGGTATAATGGCAGCCATCAGTTCTGACCACTTCAAATCTGAACCATCCTTTTAGTGGTGTTTGGAAATTACCACTGGTAGAACCACTTGCATAGTATTGTTTGATGTTTCCAAATGCATCGAGATAAGTCACCACAATGATGGATATATCTACATCAGACCATCCAGGGATATCAAATTCCCACGTTACGAATTTACCGCCACAATCTGCAGCAGCATTGAATATCATTGTTTCACATGGACATGATCCGGTTATAGTATTGTCTTTATAGGCTACCAACTTGATACAGTATTCTTGATTTTCTTCAAGTTGGGTATAATCTACCGTAAACCCAAATTTCCCGCCTCCGGTAGTTGGCAAAATTAAAGGACTTTGATCTTCTAAAATCTTGCCGTTGGCTGTAAGGTAGTATAAATTTACGTGGTCTGCCGTTGGCTCTACTATTGATAAAGCAAGTTGTTTGCCGTCCTCATAACAATATCCATCAGGTAAAGATGAAGGACTGAACAAAGTAAAATCTGCATCATCATAATCAACCACATGAATGGTCATTGGAAATATGCAGTGGTCTGTATTTCCGTTAATATTGAAAATCCAATCAAAAAATAAATACAAAGACCCTCCTGCAAAACTATCCGGGATCATCATTTGCACCCCTCTGGTCCATGTGCTGCCTCCGGTGTTGTTATATACATAAGTCGGGTTTAACTCGCTTATGTTTTTTGCAGTTGTATAGTCGTTTGTGGTGTTGTATTTTATATCGCATCGGACAAAGTAATCGAAGAAAGTGCCCGGAAGTCCTGCCGTTCCTAATTGGGTGTTGTAATCTGAATAATCAAGTACTGATTTGAATTCATAATTCACACATGGAGCTGCATTTCTTACGCAACAAGTCGCATGAGTATCATTATCATCTACTATAATTGAGCAAGTAATATCCGGTTTGATCGGCACTGGTCCAGGGATAATCTGACTAATCACTTCTGACTTTCTGGAATACCAAGTATCAAATTGTTTGTAAACCCAAAAAATAACATATTGCTGTCCAGGTTCAAAATAGGTCGCATCAATTGTAAACTCTCCTTCGGTAAATGTTCCGGCATATTCAATTAATCCTTTGCCGTTTTCAAGTTTATCAAAGTCAATTACATTCGGAGTAAAGAATTCCGCTGTTTCAATCGTTGACCCTATTAATCCATATTGTAATTTGGTTGCTTCATAATGTGGGTCATTGGTATTCGCACCTGAGACCTTCATTATTCCGGCAAAGTATCTTGAAGAATACATATTCGGGCCACCGAATAAAACTACTCTTAAGTCCTTGTTGTAAATGTAGCCATTCACCTCAGTGCCGTCCACGTAAAATGTATGAGTAAGTCCATACTCACCGTCTGAATTCCACTTAGTCGCTGTACATGGTATTAATGCCTCGGCTGTAACTATCTCATCAAAGATCACTGAGGACCTGATGAATATATTTTTGCTGCCGTTATTGTAAATGTTGTTTGATCCTCCATTGACTGACTCCTTCAAGAGAATATCAGATGCCCATTCATGAGCAAACAAATAATCTCCGGTGTCTGCAATGGCTAAAAATTCAAACTCTACCAAATAGGTAGTATTTAATTGCCGTGTAAGTCTTACTTGAAGGTTTTTATATTTTGAAACCAAACCAACAAACGACATTTCAACCTTTGTTCCGTTTGATGTCGGAAATTCCGCTTCCCATCTTGGTTCAAGTACCGGAATAGTAGGTTCTCCGGTGTCCAAAAATAGAGCTATATCAACGTGAATCTTTGTTGAGTTTGGGATAACTTCATCACTGGTAAATATAGAACACGCCCGAAACATACCGCCTGGGCTGATCTGTCTTGTTTGGGGTGTGGTGTCAACATATAGGGCCATTAACTACATTTAAATTTTATGTTTTCAAACTTAACCGTTTGCTCTGAAAAGTTTATTTCATACTTTTCCGGAATACCCTGCCCAAAATCTTTGTGCGAAATCGAAATATTTAATTTGTAGGTGTTCAATTTCTCTGTAAAGGTACAAAAATCACTTGGTTTAATTGTGATACTTTCGTAGTTAATAGGTCTGCCGTTTTGATTCTCCGGATCATCAATATAATGAAATCTTTTGTACAATTCCTGATCGGGAAGGTCTTTATCAAACCACATTTCCCAATTATATTCATAAACGTCACCATTCGGGCCATCTTTTATCTTTCGCCTCTTTACTCCTATGAATTTGTAGCCATCAATTGTGATAATTTCCTTTTCGTCAACAATCAAAAGTTTTAATTCAGAACAAACATCATCACCAGTAACAAGTGAATGTGTCATTCTGCTTTTGTTATTGAATGAGTCCGCAAGTTCTGCAGTGTACCAAATGAATTTCATAAATCCATTTGCGTTGATATCATTGGTGAACTTTGCCGGGGCGTAATTCACAACCACTTCCTTTTTGCCTTTTCGGGCCTTGATGTTGGTCGGGTTCCACTCCACAATGTCTGAGTACATCGGTACATTCTGAGTTCCCTGGCTATCTGAGGCATCTACTTTGTATCTACCATCCCAATAAGCGAAGTTTGTTTCTTTGTTTGTTACGTCCCCAATGTCGATAATATCTCCGTCCTTTTCAGAATCTTGAATGTTGAACAAATTAACCCTCAATGAGTCGATGATATCCTTTCTTTCAAAATACAAAACCCCGTCATAAATAACCCAGTCAGCATTGAAGATTGGCTTCAAAGATTCCAATAATTCAACCGGGTTCAAATTGGCTGCGTTCCATGCGTCCCAATGATCGGTATTGTATTTATCATAATTGATACCTCCCTTATATTGGGCCATATATAGAACGCGGTTATTGTATG